CGACCCTCTGAGGTGTGATAGCCCTGTCTCGATACCGTTCTCATGTCCACGGTTACCTTCAACTCTACGGAGGTGGGACACTAGGATCATACCGCAGCCTGTCTCTTCTACTAAAGTTCTTAGCCGATGCATGATGCCGTCAATAGCTTTACGCTCGTCTTGTTCTAGCGTAGAGAGTACTAGCATGTGGAGGTGATCAACTACAATCCACTTACAGTCCAGACCTATGATCATGTACCGAAGCTTACTAAAGATGTCATCAATGTTATTGACACCGTGATGAGCATGAATCCAGACACGCCCCTCGTTCTCTCCCATGAATACTTTCTTAAAGAAACCATCTAACTGGTCATCAGTGAACTTAGACTTAACACTATCGAGGTGTAGCTTAGAGTTAGCTTCGACTGCCATGATACCTTCAGCGGTACGAGACCAGTTCTCCTCAAGGGCTACAACACCTACGTTGTCATCGGTATGTTCTATCAGCCAGTGCTCTATCTCTCTGGTGACAGATGACTTACCTAGACCTGTACCACCAGTAAGAGTTACTAGCTCACCAGATCGTAAGCCTTCTAGCTTTCTGTTGAGACCGAACCACGGATAGGGTATAGCTTCTTTCTTATTGTTGCGGAGTTCTTGATAGGCTGATAGCTGCTCTGATAGATTCAGAACACCGGAAGGTGTATAGACTTTTGAATCCCAGAAGCAACTAACATAAGCAGCATGCCTACCCTGACGTAACATATCGTTAGCATCTTTGTAGTCTACAGGTAGTGACATGATCTTAGCTTTGCGAGGTGTCAATAACTTTGCTATCTCTATCGCTGCTTCCTTGCCCTGTTTATCATTATCAAAGTTAATGACCACTGACTCGAAAGATTCTAGATACTCAAGGTTATCTTTAACATCACGAACACCTCCATGTGCTCCTGACTTTATAGATACTACGGGCCACTTGCTGCCCATCAGCTCATACGCTGCCATCGCATCGCATTCACCTTCTACTAAAGTTATAAACTTACCACCTGCTTTGAAGATATGCTCTCCAAATAGACCTACTTCTTTAGCACTACCTGTCCAACCAAACTTCTTATCCTGTTTCCTGATCTTAGTAGCTGCTAACTCATGTCCATTGTAGTAAGGGTAGTGGTGATTCTGTATCTTGTTGCCATCCATTGTAGACTTAACGCCATACTTCTTAGCTGTAGCTAGGCTTATCTTGCGGTCAGTCAATTCATTAAAGGATGCTGCGCTGTGTTGAGATGAATATGTATTGTGATCTTCCATCTTACTGTTCCTTTGATACACTTCAAAGTCCGTTATGGTATCTGTTTGTTGTACTTCCGATGTACTGTAGTCTTTAAAAAACTTATTGCAGCTAAAACAAAAACCTGATCCGTCTTCGTTAATTCCTACTGCATCTGAACTATCACATTCTTTACAAGGCTGTTGTGTTTTAACAAATGCCATTGCTTTATTCCTCTATAAGTGTAGCTTTCCCTGCTACTCTAGCCTCTTCCTTTAGATGGGGTTTAAGTTTATCCATCAGTGTAATACCTGATGCGCTGTACAATGTAACTGTTAGCTGTGCTTCTTTAAGTCTCCTGTTATTCTCGGCAAGGACAGAGAAAATACTCTGCCCCTCCGAAGATAAGAGATCAGCATTATAATAACTGCCGTCCATCTCAACTGTATTCATTACAGTTCATCCTCCATCCCTGAGTCTAGTGCGTCAAACTCTGCACCATCTGGAGTACCGACCTCGATCAAGTCGATGACCTGCATAGCTTGAAAGTCTAGACCTTTAAAGACTTGACCTTTCCATGTTGATTCCCATTCCTTGTACTGAACTCTAACATTAGAACCATTACCGACACGGGCATCGAGCTGATTCTTCTGAGCATCAACTAGCTTAGGAGCTTGTCGAACCATTCCATTGGGGCCATTGACTTTACGCTTGATGACAATAGCTGGGCCTTCATCCATGTGCTTGATAGTAAAGCCACGCTGTTCAAAGTCATCTGCCACTGCTTGATCTACAACTAAGTTAACAGAATACACTGGCTCGAAAGTAGTGTTAGGAGTTGTTACTGCTGCCCAGTATGCTGAGCCTTGTAGTATTGCCATGATAATATACCTATTGGTGTGGTTGATTGAAGTTGGATTGTAACATATCTAAATATTAATTGTCTACTTATTTATTTCCTGCTGTATCTCGATCAATAATATCTTCTTCTTTAACAAAGATACCATCTACCATCATACCTTTACGATCTTTAATATCTTGATAGGCATGATCAATACAATCTTTTATAGACAAGTTGTGTCGGATAGCGATGTTGATCAGCACCACGATGATGTCACCGATGTCATCAATGGGTGTCTGCCCTTTACAGATACTATCGGACAGCTCACCTAACTCTTGTATTAATTTAAGCACTTGATCCTTGTCGGTAGAGCCATGTATTAAGTTCCTTGCTACATGCCATGACACTACGTTCTGAATTGAAAGCTCTATGCCTCTGTTTTCTTCGTGCATGTTAGACCTCCTTCATATCTAGCACTGTGTCGTGCTCAGTTTTATCAATGATGTATTGTATTACAGCTTGCTCTCTTACATTGTACATGGAACAAGCTGTACTCAGTGGGACTTTACCTTCAGTAACATCTATTGCTGCCTTAGCTGTAGCGATTGCTTCAGGGCTAGGGTTACCTTGTAAACTTTCTGCAAACATATTAACCTCATAGTAAAGTATAAATAATAACAGTGAGTACTATGCCGGACGCAAAGATCAAACCATTACGAGCGGCTAGTGTGAGCCTGTGGTTGAAGCGGTGTGCTGCTCTGTCAAGTGCTTGAACTGTCCACACCTTTAGTCTCAACGAGATGTTTAAGCAGGCCGACTTCATCCATTCGATGCTTACGTTTATCTTTTCTTTCATTTTGTACCTCTTTAAATTGTTGATTAAAAATGCGATCAAAATTGTCGCCATAAGTTTTACTGTCCTTTACTCTAGACCTATCACCCTTACCGCCATGTGTTGAGTCACCCATTATTTACTCTCCGTATAACACCTGCCAAAACTAATTAAGATAAAGGGTAAGGCTATAAGTATACCCTCAAACTCTGCTACCTCTAACTCTTCAGAGCCTGTCCTACTTATCCAGACAGGCCGTGAATTAGAGAACTCTATGTCAAGTCCCACCCCATTTCTAAACTCAATGGTTAGGGACTGCCCAAATAAATCTATTGTCATATCATGCCGCCTTCATAAAGTCATTGTTTCTAATAGCAGTTCTAATTAGCTGATGTCTCTGATGCTTAACTGCTGCGATGTTACCTGATGTACCTTGTCTAACTGTTCCACCATGTGAAGACCAGTCAGTCATAGCATTATACACTGCCCAGTAGTTAGAACCTAAACGCTTTCTATATACTTTAACATACTTGTTCCAGATATATTCTAAGCTGCTACTTTTTCTAGGCATATCTGATAGAACCATGTCGCCCTGAGTAACTCCACTTTCTATTAGACTTAAAGCTGAGCTGCACTTCAATGCTTCAGCAAAGAATTTAAATGCTGCTTGATCAGTGACTGATGTATCTATCCACTGCAACCACAGGTCTCTCTCTTTATGGAACACATCCATAGCTTTAGTGATTGCTCTACCACCATGCTCAATGTCTAGTGACTGTGTGTGCTTAGCTTTATACACTGCTACCTCACCACCTACAAAGACTTGTAAGTTTGTACAAGCACTCTGAATAGCTGCTGCGCTAATCATAAACGGCCATGTACCATCGAAGGATGTTATAGCTAGAAGGCTCAGAGAAGCTGTGTCGCCGTCTCCAGTTTGATATGTGTGCTCCGGAAATGTGGTTTGCACAAAGGTTCTCGCCCCATCGTGTGACGATCTGATGGTCTCCTGCATTCCATTAATTGATAGGTCTGAACGCTCAATAATGTTTCGAGTAGTGTCTATCATGTGCTTAGGAGGGACAGCCTTGTAACCATGACCATGAACACCTAGCTCTTGACCTGTATCTGTACGATAGATAACAGCCTTAGAACTAGGGAACTCTGTGCCATCATCATCAGCAAAATAAACTAAGGGTGCTGTAGCTACATCAAAGTCAGCTGATCCATAACCTCCAGCTCTTATATTGTTTAGTGCTGTGTTGTTTGCAAACATCGGTGTAATATTATTCATTGTGAAACCTCGTTGATTAATTTTAATTGTAACATAAAAACCATTTGGACAACAACTACATTATCTTTATAATGCTTTTAAGGTCTTTAAGATACTTGTTCATTCTTATTCATTACCTTCAGTAGGATATACATAAGTATCCTCTAAATCTTTAAAGGTTAAAGTATCTTCAAAGCATTTAATACACATCTCATCACTGTCATTATGGTCGATGTAATTCTTTAAACATAAAGAACAACTTAAAACTCTTTCACTATTGTCTGATCTCATCATCATCCACTACCCCTATAGGTGTTAGCTCCACTATATGTTCGTT